CTGTCTTAAATGTAGAAAAGAGCGTACACGTCAGTTGAGGAATGAATCATTCGCTCGTGCATATGCTGATCCAAAACGAAAAAAGAAGCTCAAGTATCAGAGCCGTGAATCTCAGCGTCGTTGGATCAAGGCGCCTGGTAACCGAGAAGATTTACGGGCTCGTGAGCGTGCTCGGCACTTGAATTTGAAACTAGAAGCGATCAAGCGGTTCGGAGGAAGATGCGCATGTTGCGGTGAAACGCGTTATCAGTTCTTGTCGTTTGATCATGTTGATGGCGACGGTGCACAGCATCGTCGTGAGGCGGGTGGATTTTGGCCCGCGCGTAGCAGTTCATTTCTTCGTTATCTGAAGAAAAATGACTGGAAGTCGAAGTACAGGATCCGCGTGTTGTGCATGAATTGCCACATCGCGGAAGATCTTTGGGGAGCCTGCCCACACCGGTTGGAACGCTGCGCGGCAAGTCAAGAGCGGGTCGCGCTGTACGAGTCGGAGGGTTTTGAGGTCGTTGCCGAGTGAGTTCCGGCGCATCACTCGGTTGTGGATAATGCTGTGGATCTTGTGGACAAACCGACGAGCGGAACGCGACCTGCCTCCACTGTAAGTGTGGATGCTGGCATCCCAGCATCTTGACGTCAGCGCCCAGCGCGCGGTACTGACTCAGTGTGCATCGTGCGCCCAAGACACAGATCGGCGGACGGGGTCGCGGGAAGACGAGGAAGGTCGAGGTCGCCGAAGAGCTCTGCGTCCTCTACCACGAGGCGGTGCGGGCCGAGGTCGCGACCCTGACCAAGGGAGGTCACCGCATGCCGTCGCAGACGCTGGACGACGTCGACGAGTCGGACCGCAGCTGGTTCTTGAAGGCCGCGGTCGCGTGCCTCGAGCTCGAGGCCGACGCGCGGGAGTTCATCGTGGCGCAGTTCGCGGTCTGGCGAGCGGCCAGCACCTACTACCAGAAGCTCCTCCTGCCGCAACCGCACCACCTCGGCAAGCTCGGCGCGCGCGTGCGCTACCTGCAGCACAAGGTGGTCGAGGAGACCCGGAAGTCGAGGGTCGTCACGCTCGACGCTCAGGAGGACCGCAAGCGGTTCTACGTTGAGGAGCGGCAGCTCAAGGGGCTCGCGCGGGAGCTGCGCCTGGACCAGGCCGACGTCCTGGCCGGCCTGCCGGAACGGTTCTCGCGCGCGTTCCTCGAGCACAAGGGAGCGTGGGCCGTCGTGAAGGACGTCTGGGAAGAGAGGGCCCGGTGACCGACCTGGTGCAGGAGGTCGTCGGGCGCGCCCTCACGCAGAGCCGCCTTGCGGCCTGGAACCTCGGCATGCGCCGCTTCGGGGTGATGGACGACCTGCCGCGTGCGCGCGGCCTGCTCGTCGGCGAGGCGCCTGGCTCGAACACCGACGTGACGATCCCGCTGTTCCCGGAGCCCGGGAACAGCGCCGACAGGCTGCTGCGGTACTCCGGCGTGAGCCATGCGGACTGGCTCGGCAAGCTCGTGAAAATCAACCTGTGCGAAGGGTCCTGGTCGGTGCGGCGCGCTGTGGTCGGTCGTGCCCGCGCGCTCGCCTACCTGCTCGACCGAGAGAACTACTACGGTGGCCAGCCGCTGCGCGTTCTGCTGCTCGGGGTCCGGGCGGCGCGCGCGTGGTCCTGCTACGGGCCGTTCGGCTACGAGGAGATGGTGTTCGACCGTGGGACGACGCTGCGCGCGGCGTGGATCCCTCACCCGTCCGGCAGGAACCGCCTCTACAACGAGCGCGCGAACCAGCTGCGCGCCCGCCGCGCGGTGCTCTGGGCGATCGGCGAGAGGGCGACTCCTTGAGCGTCTACGTCGACGCCTCGATCTATGGCTACGGGCGCATGAAGATGTGCCACATGCTCGCTGACACACCCGAGGAGCTCCACGCGATGGCCGCCCGGATCGGCGTAGCGCGCCGCTGGTTTCAAACGCCACCCAAGGCATCGTTCTGGCACTACGACGTGTGTAAGAGTAAGCGTGCTCTGGCCGTGGCCGCAGGCGCCATCGAGTGTGGTCGCGAAGCATTCGTCACCGCGCTCAGGCGCATTCGTGAGTCTAAGGTGTTCATGTGAGCGGCGACGAAGGGGTAGCCCCATCTTGGAAGATCGGTTACTCGAAAGATTTCGAGAAGCGGATGCTCCGCACGCTGTTCGTGGACCAGGAGTTCGCGACGACTTCCGGCGTGCACCTCGACCACCAGATGTTCTCGACGCCCGCGTTGCGGTGGCTGGCGCAGAAAGTCGTCGGCTACGCGCGGGACAACGGTTCTGGGATCAGCAAGGACGCGCTGCGGATCGAGCTCGAACGCGACCTCAAGGTCGGCCGGCTTGTCGCGAAGAACCGCGAGGCGGCCGAGGCGCTGGTCGACACCATCGATCAGACGGTCAAGGACCGAACCTACGTCAAGGGCGAGCTGTTCAAGTTCATCAAGAATCAGGTCACCGACCGCGCCGTCCGCGCCTGCCTCGACCACCTCGACGCCCAGGACTTCGACGCGATCGACGGCGAGCTCAAGAAGGTGCTCGACGTCCAGGCGTCGCTCAACGGTGGCCTCGGGCACTTCTTCGTGCGCGACCGCGGTCAGCGCCGCGAACGCCGCAGGAAGTACGAGTACAACGGGATCTCAACTGGACTGTTCTTAGATGAGTTCCTGAAACCGAAGGGCACACCGCCGAAGTCTCTTACGACGATAGTCGCCCCGTCAGGGGTCGGAAAGTCGGGCGTGCTACTATACATGTGTCGTAGTGCTGTTGTTAACAGCCGAGCGCGGTGCTTGTACATCACCACCGAGTTGTCCGAAGAGATAATTTGTGACCGTCTCGACGCATCGTTCACCGGCGTGTCGATCAACATGCTCGAGAAGGAACGCAAGAAGGTCAGCGGCAAGGTCCGCAACCTCGGTCTGAAGTACGGGGAGTTCCTCGTCGTCAAGGAGTTCCCGCCTGCGACGCTCACGCCGAGCGGGCTGCGCGCGTACATCCGGCAGCTGGAGCGCGTCGGGTTCTACCCGAGCTCGTTCTACGTCGACTCGGCCGACGACATGGTGCCGGACGCCGGGGACCGCGGGCGCGACCGGGACGGGTACGAGGACTACGGCGCGGTCTGGCGTGGCCTGCGCCGGCTGAGCTACGAGATCTTGGCTCCGGGTCACACCGCGAGCCAGACCCAGCGTGGCGCCCTGAACAAGGAGCACGTCGACTGGGATCAGATCGCCGACAGCGCCAAGAAGGTCATGGTCTCCGACGTCGTCGCGATCCTCCAGCAGACCCGGGAGGAGCACAAGCAGGGCGTCGGCAGGTTTTACGTCGGGAAGAACCGCTTCGGGACAGCGAAGCGGGAGTGGAAGGTTCGCCTCGACTGGGCGAAGATCGACATCCGCACGATCGGGTGAGGAGCACAAAATAGATGGCACCGAAGAAGAACAAGTCGACCTCAGGTGAGAGCAACCGTGTGTCGATTTCGCGGGAGGAGCACGAGACGCTCTTATCGCTCTACGACAGCATCGCCCTGGCGAAGGGAGACAGCGAGCGCGCCAAGCTCCGCTTCCAGGACCTCAGCATCACCTGCGAGGCGCAGGCGCGGCGCCTCCTGGAGCTGGACTCGAGCGCCCGTCACCTGGAGCGCATCGCCGGGCTCCAGAAGGTGCTCATCGACCTGCTGCGATCCGAGCACAAGATCGCGTCGATGGAGGACCTCTCCGAGTTCTGGCACAGGTGGGTCGTCTGCGCGGAGAACCTCGTCAAGGCCAACCCGGACCTGCGGGCCACCATCGCTCAGGCGCAGCCGGAGCTGTTCCGGTCGTGGAGCTTGTGGCTGAAGGAGGACGGCCGCGCCGTCCACCTGCCCGCCGCGGGTGACACGAGGACGGAGGCTGAGGCCCGAGTACCCGCGTCGCAGGACCAGGTGCAAGACCGCGCGGTCGACCAGCTCCGCAGCACGAACGCGTCCCAGGCGGCGCGCATCCGGGAGCTCGAGGGTGAGATCGAGGTCTACAAGAAGAGCAAGGGCCTCCGCTGAGAGATGTCGCTGAACTTCCGAGCCATCGACCGCGCGTTCGACGCTGAGCGCTACGTGCTCGACCTCTGCCCCGACGCTCAGCGCAGCGGCGGTAACCTGGTGGTCACGTGCCCGCGCTGCGACAAGCCGAAGCTCTCGGTCCTCGTGGTCGACCGCGACGACGTGCGCGCTCCGGCGTGGCGCTGCTTCGCCGCCGAGTGCAGCGACGCCGGCCGCACGGCGCTGTCGCTGGTCCGCCGGCTCGAGGACTGCGACATGTTCCGCGCCCTGGAGCAGATCGCCCGGTACGCGAAGGGCAACCAGCCGATCATCGACCTGCGTAAGCTGGTCGAGGACCGCCTCGCAGGACAGGCCGAGGTCTGGAGCGCCAGCCCGGAGCACATAGCTCTCCCCGACGAGTTCATCGCCGCGCGCGCCGACCACAGGCGGTCCGACCTGCCGTCGTACTTCCGCGAGCGCGGCATCGGCCCGAAGACGGCGACGCGCTACGGGATCGGGTGGTGTGAGAGCGGGTACTTCAGGAACCGGATCGTGGTCCCTGTCATGCACGAAGACGAGGTCGCCTTCTTCGTCGCCCGCTACATGAGGGCGATCCCGCCCATGTGCAGGGCCGACCGCCTGCCGTGCAAGCGGTGCGGAGGGACCGACGAGCACAAGCGCCTGAAGAAGACCCTCTACCCCAAGGGTGCGAAGCCGGGGCACTTCCTGTACAACTACGAGCGCGCTCGCTACTGCCGGACCATCCGCGTCGTCGAGGGCGTGCTCGACGCGATCCACGTCGGCCGGTCGGCGGTGGCGACGTTCGGCACCAGCTTGTCGCAGTACCAGCTGGAGCTCCTGATGCGGACGGCAGCGGAGGAGATCGTGATCATCTGGGACCGCGACCCGGGAGCCGAGCCCGGCGCGAGCGGGTACGAGAAGGCGCTGGTGCTGGCTGACAGGCTGGCTGACCTCTGGCGCGTGCGCGTCGTCAAGCTGCCGGACGCCCGCGACCCGGATGAGCACACCCGGCGAGACCTCATGGAGATGGAGCGGCTGACCCCTGTGCTCGACGCGTCGGGAGCGCGTAGGTCATACGTGCTCGGCAGGCTGGAGACCAGGATGCGGGTGCGGTCCTCGTAGGTCACTCAGCATTTCTGTTGACATTGTCATCACACACGTTAGAGTCCTGGTCCGCGCACCACGGACCGCTAGGAGCCATCGTGAACAAGACCGGAAAGTCCAAGACCAAGTCGAAGTCTAAAGGGAAGCTCTCACCGAAGGCAGAGATCACCACCGCAGAGGCATCCAAGGTGCAGAAGCCGACCAAGGGCAAGCCAGCGGAGACGATGGATCGTGCCGCGCTGCGATCCATCGTCAGCCAGCTGAAGAGCGCCGGAGGAGACATCAAGGTCTTCAAGAGCGACACGGACGACGTGTTGCAGCGCCGGGTGAACGACGCGATCCAGGCGCTCCCGTCGGATGAGGTCCTGGCCCGGCTCGAGGCGGTAGACCCGGTGAAGCTGGTAGCAGTCGCCAAGCGCGACTGCCTCGGGATCTTCGTCGACTTTCGGGACATCTCCTGCGTCAGGTGCCCGGACGCGGTGAAGTGCGCCAGCACGTTCATCGCGAACCTGCGCAGCGGTTTCCGAGACCTCCCCGACAGCGTGAGGTCACCGCTGGTAGCCACCAAGGAAGAGGCACCGGAGAAGAAGCCTGGGATCCTCAAGTATGACCCGAAGGCGCTCGTCTTCGTGCGCGACGTCAAGAACCCGAATCCCAAGGGCGACGAGTACCACGACGCGTTTCAGCGCATCCTGGACGAGCAGCCGGAGACCATGGTCGAGGTGAAGAAGATCCTGGAAGAGGACTTCGACTTCGACGACGACTCCGACTTCATGAAGTTCATCGCCGCGCTGCGGGACCCGAAGCAGGGTCTCATCAAACTCGTCACCGACCTCACTGACAAGGATCGAGCTGTGTTGCGCGACGCAGGCTACAGCATCTGAGTCTCTAACCAACCTAAACCAGAAGAGAGAGAAGACACATGGCAAAGAGTCTGTTCGTTGGAACCGTACCGGCGACCATCAGCGTGATCGTGGAGGCGAAGGACGAGGAGTCGGCGTCCGAGGCGATCAAGGTCGCCGTCCGGGCTGCGCTCGGGTCGACCCTCGGCGTCATCAGCATCATCGGTGAACCCAAGGTCGCGTCGATGCCAATCGCCGGCAAGAAGGCGAAGGTCGATGACAAGGAGGAAGAGGACGACGAGGAGGAGGAAGAGGACGACGAGGAGGAGGAAGAGGACGACGAGGAGGAGGAAGAGGACGACGAGGAGGAGGAAGAGGAGGAGAAACCTGCTCCGAAGAAGACCGACAAGAAGCCGGTCAAGGACGACGGCAAGAAGAAGATCAAGATCAAACTGAAAGGATAACTAAGAAGATGAGCGACCGCGCGCCCGTACAGTTCGCTGAGACGCCGAAGCAAGCTCGGCGTTTCATGGATGAGCTTTACCGAGAGGCATACCTCCCGGGGAAGATCACCGCGGTCGACACCGAGTTCGTCCCGATCTCGAACGAGCCGGTCCTGCTGTCCTACTCGTGGGGCCGCGGGGTCCGGCGCGTCGTCCGCTCCGAGCTGGTCAAGGACCACTTCGGCGACTGGCTGGTCGACCCTCAGACCAAGCTCGCCTACCAGAACTACAAGGCGGATGTCGAGACGATGGAGAGGCTCGGCATCCCGCCGACCGAGCTCATCCACAGCTTCTACATCGACACGATGGTCACCGGGGTGCTCCGCGACGAGACCCTGATGCAGCATGGGCTCAAGGCGCAGATGTTCCACTTCTTGAAGTGGTTTCGCCGCGAGTACGGGCAGCTGTTCTGCTATGTACCACCCGGCAAGAAGAAGGCGATCGTCATGGACCCGAGGCAGGTCATGGATGGTCTGCCTGACGACGCGCTCACCGACGCGGTGACCAAGTGGGGTGGAGCGAAGGGAGGACACAAGGTCGGCCCGCGGAGCGCTGAGCAGTGGCGCCAGATGATGATCGACTATGCCGGCGACGACGCCGAGGGGACCCAGATCCTCGCGGTCGACCACCGCAGGTACCTCAGGAAGACCGACTACTGGGACAAGTATGTCGACGTCGACCGAGTGTTCACGAGTACCCTGATGCAGTGTGGGGTAAGCGGGGCGTTCCTCGACCAGCCGGTCCTGCGCAAGATCCTGCGCAAGCAGGACATCCGCATCATGCGCGCCGAGCATTGTTTCCGCGCCGCGGCGGGAGACCCAAAGCTCAAGCTGCGCTCTCGCCCTCAGATGAAGAAGCTGTTGTTCGACGAGTGGGGTTGGCCGGAGCACCCGACGATCGAGACCGACAGCGGCGGAGTCTCGATGGACGGGGAGGTCCTCACCTGGTGGTTGAACGAGCACAAGCTCGCGATGGCAGGAGTTAAGCTCGCGTTCAACAACGCGGCTACCATGAAGGGTACGTTCCTTGAAGGACTTCTTTCAGGAGTAAGTGATGATGGACGTCTGCGAAGTGATCTGAATCAGATCGGTGCGAAGACATCTGGAAGAATTAGTTCACGTAAGTTTGAGAAGTTGATCGAGATCACTAAGACACTCAAGAATGGAGAAGTAAGGACGCAAGTCAAGAAGAAGAAGGTCGGCGCCAACCTTCAGAATATAATCGCTCGGAAGGAGAAGGACCCCGATGGGGTCCGCGGTGCGTTCCGGGCGCCACAACTTGGAGAGGTCACCGCATGGGGTGTACCGGCTACCGAGTCACACAAGCTGATCGTCGCGGATTACTCAGGGTTCCACCTCGTGCTTGTCATCCACTTCACAGCGAAGCTGACCAAGAAGTCGGCAATGCTGGAGATCATGCGGAAGTACAAGACGCCGAGCGCGGTGCACGTGTACACGACGATTCAGATGTTCAAGCACACGGCTCCACACAGATGTGACTCGGACTCGTACTCGTGCAAGGACAAGAAGACCGGCGAGTGGAAGAAGTTCCACGGCGAGAACAAGGTGTACTCCTTGAGCGAGTTCACCATGGATGACTGGAAGCTAGTCAAGCCGCTCTTCCCGGACCAATATACCTATAGTAAAAACTGCGTCACCGGCGAGACGATGATCCTCACTGATCATGGATACAAGAGGATTGACGAGCTGTGCGTCGGCGCTCCTCTTGGTCGCTCGAAGCCGGCGACACCCATCCGGATCGTAACGCGGGACGGGATTCGCGACGTCGCGGACGTCTACCGGGGTGGCAAGCAGCCGGTGAAGAAGCTGACGACTGAGCTCGGGTTCGCAGTGCGCGCGAACGACTCACATGACATGCCGGTGGTGCGCGGAGGTAAGATCGAGATGGTGAAGGTCGGCGACATGGTGGTCGGAGACATCTGCGTGATTAAGTTCGGCAGCAACACCCACGGGCGGGTAACTCAGATTCCAGCGATGGCGCAGGGAGGCATGACGAGCTACAAGCCGCTCGACCTTCCTCGTGAGCTTACGCCGGAGGTTGCCAGGTTGCTCGGGTACTATGTGTCGGAGGGTTTCTCGATGAAGTCAAACACGATGTACATCACATCGTTCGGCTTCGGTTATCAGGACGATGACATGGTGCTCGACGTCGAGCGGTGCTTGCGATTGGTGGCTGGTTCCCGTCTCAAGCAGCACGATGGTGCGAAAGCGCGCAGGTACTACATCACCAGCAAGGACCTCTACGAGTGGTGGCGGTTCCTCGGATGTGGCACGTCATCGGCGGACAAGCAGATCCCGCCCTGCGTGCTCGGTGCACCATGGCCAGTCAAGCGGGAATTCTTGCGCGCATACTTTGCTGGAGACGGAAGCATCTGCGACGGTGTCATCAAGGCAACGAGCAAGTCAGAGCTTCTCATTAGGCAGATCCAAGGCGAGTTGATCAACATCGGCATCGCGTGCTCTGTGTTCTCTGGTGAAGTTGGTGAATACGGGATTTATTGGTCGATCCAGATATCGAGCAGCAGCTACGTCAAGAGGTTCTCCGAGTACATTGGATTTTCCTGTAAGCGCAAGCAGGATCTGGCGGAGCGGGTGGTGATCGCTAACCCGCGTTCCACACTGGTCATCGAAGGGTTCGACGTCGAGTACGAGCTGATCCAGAAGAAACTGTTTGGTGGTGTGAGGAGTCGGATGTCACAGGTGACCCGCGGTACGTGCAGGCTCGGTGAAGTCGTGGTTCAAAAAATCGACCCTGAAGCACTCGTTGGGACCGAGATCGAGAAGATGCTCAACGATGGGTTGTGGACGGTTCGCGTCACGTCGATCGAGCCTGATGGTGATGCAGAGGTTTTTGACCTCTATGAGCCAGTTCATAAGATGATGGTTGCTAGCGGTCTTCTTGTAGGTGACACCAACTTTGCCCTTATCTTCATGGGATCTCCTTGGACGCTGGCATACAACACAGGACGAGATGCTAACGACGAGGAACAGCTCGATGAGTGCAAACGACACTATGATGACTGGTACGAGCTGTACCCGGAGATCAAGCAGTACCAAAACTGGGCAGTCGATCACGGGTATGAGCATGGTTGGGTTCCGACCATCGGCGGCAGGCGTGGCCACGTCCGTAAGATGCTCGAGGGGTGCGATCGAGACGGCAGGTATATCCAAGACGACGACAAGCGGAAGAAGATGATTAAGCACGGTGAGCGTGTGTGCACGAATACCGTCGCTCAAGGATCCGAGGCTGACATCGTGAAGATGGCGCTCAACCTCATCCGCCTATCGCCGAAGATGATCGAGTTCCGTTGTGCACCGCTGTTTCCTGTCCACGACGAGATCGTGAGCGAGGGTCCCGAGCGGACCTCCGTCGCCAGCCTCGAAGAGCAGATCCGCCTGATGAAGGAGCCGTACAAGGACGAGATGGAGGTCGAGCTAGCAGTGGAGGGTGGAATCGGGGACAACTGGATTAGTGGCAAACCGTAGAACTGTGAGGATAAAGTTGGTATGAGGAAGAAAGATGAGCTCTCGCTGGAGAACACCTGCATGTCTCACGGTCATCCAGAGGAGATGGTGTTCGTGCTGCTCGGCCGAGACCCGGCGGCTCCACTGGCGCTGCGCGCGTGGGCTGACGAACGAGTCCGCCTCGGCAAGAACACCCACACCGACGTGCAGATCACGGAAGCTCGCGAGATCGCGGACACCATGGAGCTCGAGGGGCGCCGTTGGGTCGACGTCCCTCGGGATGCCGCGGGGCCTACGCGCGCCGAGCTGACCAAGGCGCTCGATGAGTCGGTGAAGCTCCAGAGCCACTACGCCACGCTCCTTAACCAGTACGATGGCGGTGAGCGCGTGATGTTCGCAGATTCAGACGACTGGATCCGTCGCCTGAGCGACATCAAGTGCAGCCATGTACACGTCGTCCGCGGCGAGGACGCGCCGCGGGTCTACGGATCCTGGCGGACGCAGGTCTGCCTCGACTGCGGGGCGTTCCGCGAGCACGGACACAACGACCGCCCGGTCCCATCGAGGCCGTGGCCGGGCCACGACTGGCGGCCGGCGAGCGAGTACGAGGATGCGGTCGCCAAGCGCGAGGACGACTGATGAAGTTCTGGGAGCGGCGCGACCCCGGTCCAGTCAAGGCGATCCACCCCTTCACCAAGAAGGTCATCACGGTGCACCCGCTGAAGGACGCGCGCATCTCGAATGACCTCGACGCGGAGTTGCGCCGACTTCCCGGAGTGCTGAGCTGGTGGATATCGCTCCGCGACGAGGCCGAGAAGCATGCTAAGGAAGCGCGCCACGACGAGCACAACGCCGGCGAGGACCTCTACGAGGAGTATCGCGGAAAAGCTGCCAAGGCCGCCACCGAGACCTCGATCAAGATGGCTGTCAAGCGCGACCCGCGGATGCGCGAGGCGTTCCGCGCCCGGATGGACGCGGAGAACATGCACCGCCGACTAAAGGGCGCGGTGGAGGCGATCAGCGAGAAGCGGTGGAGCCTGCAAGGGCTCTGCAAGACCGCCGCGATGGAACGCGGAGCAAAGGATCACGCCTGATGCGCGAGAACTCGATGAACACTGATAACAACCTCCACTGGCACGACGGCACCACGTGTCACGGACACCCGACCTTGGACGACTGCACTGCGCAGGCGATCGCCTGCCAGTGGGTCGGCAGGGTGCTGGAGCATGTCGACACCTACCCAGACGGGTCCGAGGTGAGGTGCTACAGCTTGGTCGCCAGCAGCTTCGACACCCACGGCAAGCGAGGCAGGTACGTGGCCGAGGTGAAGGTGGTCGCGGTCATCATCCCGATCAAGGAGAACTGACGTGAAGAGCAGCAAGGAGAGCAAGAAGCACAAGCACGACGACTCCGACGACCTCGACGAGATGCGCGAGGCGTTCAAGAACCACCAGAACCGAGCCAAGGGTGGAGGAGGTTCTGGTAACACCTTCGCCAAGCTCGAGAAGGGGAAGAACCTCTGCTACTTCCTCCCGATACCCGGTCAGCGCAAGTTCTACGCGGAGGGCTGGACCCACTTCCAGGTCGGCCCGAACGAGCGCGCCGTCCGGTGCGTCGACGAGGCGCACGTCGACGCAGAGCGGGGCCTGCCGCAGTCGGGCACGAAGTGCCCTCGCTGCAAGCGGTTCCTGCGCGAGCAGGCCCGGATCAACAGCGAGTATGAGAAGGGAGACGAGGATGGTCGTGCGGAGTGGAAGGCCGCGAAGGACAAGTACGTCCCGCGTCACCAGTACTACAGCAACGTCCTCCGCGAGGACGACGACGGCGACTTCGAGGTGAAGATCCTCCCATATGGTCCTCAGGTCTGGGGGCAACTGATGAACTTCTACATCGGCTCCGACACCGACGTCGGTGACTTCACGGACCCGAAGTCTGGGAAGTGGCTGAACATCAAGAAGGTGGACAAGGGTGGGCGGAACCGCCGCAACGTCGAGTACCAGGTGTTCCCGGTCGACGGTCCTAGCATCTCGAGTACGTGGGCAACGATCAAGGACGCCCTCCACGACCTGGACGCGGCGCGCGGCAAGGTCCTGTCTCTGGAGGAGTTCGTCGCCGTCGAGAAGGGTGTCGACGTCGACAAGGACTCTGACGACGATGACGACGGTAAGCATCGCCGCAAGCGCTCTCGCGCGGAAGACGATGAGGACGAAGACGCCGAGAGCGACGATGGTGATGATGAAGAAGAGGAGGAGGAAGACGCGGTCCGCACCGAGCGGTCCAAGCTCGCCGTCAAGATGAAGAAGCGCCGGCGGGACGACTGAGCCGTGCTCGACGCTAAGCGAGAGCAGGCCGTCCGAACCCTCCGCGCCACCCACAGCGCGGAGGCTCGGTCGCGCCTGGCGGCGAGTGGTAAGAAGCTCGCGATCCTGCGCACCCACCTCGCCAAGAAGTACAAGGGCGAGGTGTTCACGCCGATCGCGAGCGGTGCGCGAGCAGCGAACATCAGCGCGGTCAGGAGCGGCTGGCAGGAGCTCGACGACCTCATCACCGGGGAGAACGACGCCGACTGCAGGACGGTCGCCGGGACCGGGCTCGGTTGGCCGCGCGGACGCATCATCGAGATCTACGGTGCTGAAGGTATGGGTAAGACGACGTGTACCTTACAGTTAATCGCCGCGTTCCAGCGCGCCGGTGAGCTGTGCGCGTTCGTTGACGCGGAGCACTCCCTCGACGTGTCCTACGCGGCCAAGCTCGGCATCGACCTGACCACGATGGTGTTCCACCAACCGGACGCCGGCGGCGAGCGCGCGCTCGACATCGTCACGAGCATGTGCGAGAGCGGGGCGTTCGGGTGCGTGGTGGTCGACTCGGTCGCCGCGCTCACCCCGCTCGCCGAGCTCGAGCTCGACTTCGAGGACTCAGCCCAGCCCGGCGGTCACGCCCGCCTGATGTCCCGAGCGCTCCGCAAGCTCGCCGCGATCTGCGCGCGCACCAACACGCTGCTCGTGTTCGTAAATCAGACGAGAGTTAAAATTGGTGTGCGGTTCGGTAACCCGACCACAACTACCGGAGGGAACGCGCTCAAGTTCTACGCGTCCGTTCGCCTGGAGATGGTGAACGTGAAGACGAAGAAGAAGGGCGACCGGGTCATCTTCCGCCGGACCAGGATCCGGACGGTCAAGAACAAGGTCGCCCCGCCGTTCCGGGACGTGTACGCGGACATCGTCCCGGGGAAGGGGATCACCGTCGTGCACGGCGACCCAGACCTCGGCGGCGGTTCCGATGACGAGTGACAACTCGAAACGTAGAGAGGATCCCCATGACGACACCGCTATCTGATAGTGACCTAGGCAGCTTCTACAGCATGCTTCGGCACTATCTCGACGGGTTTAAAGATTCTGATCTCAAGCGCCTTGATGAAGAGCGTGACTTGAGATGGGAGAGGCGGATCGCATATGTCACGATCGATGGTTTGAAGTCGGATTCGGAAGTTGTTACCGAGCGTATATTGCGGGTGACGCTGGCCATGGAGTCCGACCACACGGTGTGCAAGCGGTGTTATCAAGATCTCGGAACAGCTCACGCAGATCAGTGCGCGAATGGTCCAGGGTTAATTACAGGAACGCAGGGACCTCTAACGAAGGATGAGTAAGATGAGACTACTCACGGTAACAGACAGCGACATCATCGAGGCCATCGGGTTCGGTACGCTGATGGAGAATCCGGGAGGTGTACCTGGAACGTTCGGCACCCTTGGAGTCGTGTTCAAGTCATCGCAGGACACTATCTATGAGTACAAGGACGTGGCCATCGACACGTTCGCCAAGCTCATCGCTGGGGACAGCATCGGCAAGGTGTTCCATGAGCTGTTCAGGAGGACCAAGTACCCGTTCACGAAGAGTGCGAGGACGCCGACGCTCAAGAAGTAGTTGACAACGTCACCACGATTTTCATAGGATGCGCTTGGAGGACTCGCAGATGACGGATAACAAAAACGACGGTGACCATCAACGACGTTTCGTCGACGCATACCATCATCTACGCGACGTGGCGCGAGCTGCGGTTCACCCACTTCACCGCCAAGTCCTCGCGGCTCGGCTACACTCGCCGTGGCGGCAGTTACTGGTGTGGGCGACGCGCTCGGCGCGCCTCGCCGCGATCGCGGGCGGTATCTACTTCGTGGTCCTCGGGTGTCGGTCATGCGATCGACGACGCGAGCAGCGCATCAGCAGCGCCGTCGTCCAGGAGCTTCGGTACGAGGCTGCGCTCAGGCACTTCCACTTGCCGGACGGCGACTATCCACTCATCGCCGGGTGCGCTGCGCTCGACGCAGGCTTTTGGTTTCCGTGCACCACTGCGGTCGTCTCGTTCACGAGGAACCCGAAGCGATGAGGATCGTGATCTTCAGTGACTTGCATGTCCACACGTGGCAGGAGTTCTCTCGTGATGATGACGGTGTGCCATCGCGGCTCCGTCACTGTCTGCTCGTGCTGCGGAAGGTTCGCGAGTACTGCCTCGCCAACGACATAACGAACGTTCTCTTCGGCGGCGACCTATTTCACAAGCGAGGGGTCCTCTACACGCAGCCGTACAACCTCGTGGTGGCCGAGCTGGCGGCGTGGAGGTCGTTCGGTCTAAAGCTCTACGCGAACGTCGGCAACCACGACGCCGCGGACCGCCTCGGCAAGGTCCACGCTCTCCAGGCGCTCGCGAGCGCCGACCTGCTCAAGACGGTCGGTGATGATGGGTGGGCGAACTGGATCCTGGTGGATGACGCGTCCAGCATTACCAAGCAGAACATCATCGTCACGGCTGTGGCGTATTGCCCGGGTGCCGACGAGCTGCGTCGGCGCGTAGACGCGGCGCTCGAGGAGCGCCTGTTTATCGGCGACGGTCTGGGGATCCACCACACCCACGACTGGTTCACGGTCGGCCTGTTCCACCATGGGTTCAAGGGCGCTCGGGTCGGGACGTCGCTCGAGTACACCATCAAGGAGGAGGTGGACCCCGACGAGTACGCAAAGAGCTTCGACGCAAAATTTTCCGGTCACTACCATGCTCATCAAGAGATCGGCTCCCAGGGGAACGCATGGTACGTCGGGTCTCCGATGGAGTTCGTACGCGGGGAGACCTCTCCCAAGGGCTTCCTCATGCTGGACACCGACCGCGCCGAGATCGAGCGCGTCGACCTGGACCTGCCGCGGTTCGTGAAGCTCACCGGCGGGCAGATCGGTGACCGGGACTTCGACGTCGCGGCGCACGTGCGCGGGAACTACGTCGACGTCGTGTTCGACGAGCTGCCGATGCCATGGGACAAGCTCGACAGCACGCTGCGCAAGCTCGGCGCCGAGGGTGTCCGCGCCTGCCCGACGCGTGCGGACAAGCTGCCGAAGTCGTCTCGGCTGGAGGTCGACCCGACCGCTGGCGACCGGCAGCTGCTGGAAGCGTACATGGAGCACGTCGGGGTGAGCATCTCCGAGAGGGAGGACCTGCTCCAAACAGGGCTACAATTCCTGGAGGAGGGTGCCAAATGAAACCACTCGATGACCAGAGCAAGCAGCCATGTTCTCAGTACCTCGACATGACCACAGTAACCGGAGGTCGATAGTGAGCCAAGTGAACTACAAGAGCACGAGGCTGCTGGTCGAGGCAGTCAACCGAGAGATGGAGATCGTCAGGAAGGCAGCGATGGGGAACATGGCGCTCGGCTCGCTGAACGAGCTCCGCGACCTGGTCGCCGAGCTCGCTGAGAAGGCGACGAGGACGGCGGTAGAGGACGTCCCGGAGCTGGTGCCAGCCGAGTACGTCGCGACCATGAAGCCGCTCGTCGCCACCTACCACCGACTACTCATGAACGCCGACCAGCTCGCGCCGTGCCTGTGCATGGACCTGAAGGTGGCCGCCTGCGTGGTGATCCTCGTGGGCGACGAGAAGTCCTCCGTCAAGACCGCGCACGACCCGAGCCGGCCGGAAGCCGCGCTCGTGGTCGAGACGCTCCTCGCGTCGCTCGACGGCGGTACGAAGCGGGTCGCGGTCGAGGCCGAGACGGTGAACCTGATGGGGGGTGCCTGGGAGGTCTACCGCTGCGACCAGGCCGATCCAGACCAGGCATGCGGGATCCGCCGCGTTGGTCCGCCGGACCCG